CCGTCCTTGATGATCTTCGCCAGCTTGGTATTGGCAACGGCGCGATTGACCAGAAAAGCCGCGTCGATTTGCCCCCCTGCGTCCAATCGAGACTGGATCAGCTTCACGGTGGCAGCGCTTGCCCACACGTCCGCGCCAGATGGTTGCAGCACGATCAAAGCTACGTCAGACACACGCACCACAGCGGCGGCAAGATATGACGCCCTGGCTGGCGTGTCGATCACCACAAAGTCAGCCACCAGGCCACGCAAGGCGGCGTCAAGCTCTTGTGGTTTGCCGACTGCCACCACTTCGGGCAAGTCGGCACCTTCGGGACTAGCGGCCCTCCAGTCTGTCGCCGTGCCCTGCGGGTCTGCGTCGATCAGCACCACGCGCTTACCCTTGCGGTGTAGGGCGGTGGCCAGATTGGTGGCAATGGTGCTTTTGCCAGTACCGCCCTTCTCGTTGATCGTGGTGATGATCTTCATTTGTGCGTCCGTGTGTTTGTGTGCGGTTAAGTATATACGCACAGACACACAAGCGCATCAAAAGAGCGGCAGTTGATCCGGGTTCGGTGGTTTGAACTTGCGCGGCATGTTGTTGTTTTCAAACTGCCGCGCCTGCGCCTCGGTGATGTTCTGCCCCACCACGCTATCAATCCAGCCTTGCAGCGGCGGCCACTCCAGGCCGATGGCCTCTATCTGCGCACGAGTCCAGGCACCTCGGGCGGTGCGGTGCTTCATGATGTATTCGCGGGTTAGCTGCATGGCGTGATTCTGTACGTTCACAGGCCATGCTTGTTCCCCCGTATGGATAACTCACCTGCCCCCACCACAAGGGCGGGGACAGCCCTTCGGGTTCGTGAGTTACCCACACTCCAGCCCGCCTTCGGCCTGACGCGCTGCGCTTGCCGAATACCCTATTAAAAGTTTCCCATGGAGACAGGGGAGAGACTTGTCCCCCCTTGTCTTTTGTCTTGGCAGGTACATGCTGGATGGTGGGTTGGTGGGCTTCGGGAAAGCTTCGCCCAGCTCGAGGTGAATCGAGTTTTGCGCTTTCCCGATGTATGCCAGACGGAGCCTGTCGGAGCCTGCAACGGGTCTGTATGGCTGGCGTAGCCGTACAAAAGCCGCGTTCACAGGTTCGCCCTGCCCTTCACCCGGTCGCGGCTAAAAGCCTCTCGGTGGCGCTGTGGAAGGTTCCCGCTGTAGCGCCTGGCCATGGTGTTCCAGCCGGGAACCAGAGCGCCGTGAGGGTGACAAGTCTTAAAGAAGCTGTACCACGGCGCAAGGTTGACGTGCAAAACACTATGCAGTCTGTCCGGGGTTTTGGCATAATCACTCGCAACGGAGCGATCAGGCGTTTACCCGCGTTTAGAACTGTTTCACTCCCAGAAAGCCGCATTCCTTGCAGGGTCTGCGGCTTTCGGCTTTCTAGGGCCACTAGAGAGCGAAAACTTGGCGCGATGATACGCCATCTGTCCGGGCGCTACAACTACGCTAGCGCCTTGCACATCAAATGCAGCTCACGGCGGCTTGAGTGCACATCAATCACAGCTTCGATGCCGTACACCTGGCCGCCATGGTTCACCCGGTCGGCTGGCGTGATACCTGGCCGATAGCGCATGATGATCTTCAGCTTCACCTCGGACATTGCAGCTTGCGCGGCGAGGAACTCGCGTCCTTGGAGCGGCCGCACAGCGGCCCAGGTTTGGATGATGGGGAGCCACGAATCTGGCAGCGGCTCGCCCCAGTCGTTGGTGGCACCCGTGCGCGCTCGATAACGATGCGTGATCCAGTTGACCCGCCTTCATGAGTGCGCCCGGTAGGGGTTCAGCAGGGCCTCAAAGGCCCGGGTTCTTGTGGAATGGGCGCTCGCCCATGCTCTCCCTGTTTTCGTAGAGTGCGCCCCACCAGCAGCAAGGCGGCAGACTTCACCGGCGCGGGCACTGCCACCACGAGATCAGCGGCATCCATATTCAAATAGTCCGCACAGGCCGCAATGGCGGTATCTATCAAGGCCAGCAGCAGCGCATCCTCGTCGTTGTGGTCGATACGGCAGTGCCGCTTTACTTCTTCTAGTGTCAGCATTTGAATCTTTCAAATGGTTGGAATAGGTGCCAGCACCGCGGGTGAAAGGTCAGGGCCACAGGTACGCATCAGAGAATCACTCACCTTTGCGAACCCATGCCGCGATGCCCACTTGCTGGCTGTCGGGGTTTTTCGATATGCGGCACTGCCCGACTAATCCGCATCCGGGCTATGCCTTGCGGCCCCTCCCGGCTAGGGTGATATTCAAACGAACGTGAAGCCCTCCAGCGTCACGCCCATGGCTTCCTCGGCCTTGGACGCCACGCCCAGGGCCATGGTCAATGCGATGAGGCCGTCAACCCTGCCGGTCGTCCGTTGCTTGTCAATCTTCCTATTGCCCGCTGGATCACGCACCACCACGGCATTGGCTGCGCACCAGGTCAGCAGCGGATTGCCGCCGTGGGCGATGCGTCCATTCAGCAGCTCGGCTTCCAGCACATCAAGGGCAGGGCTGAAACTTTGGAACCCTTGCCCGAACTCCACCAGCGGCAGCTCGGCCCCCATGCGATCCAGCTCCCGGCGCAGTTGATCCAATCTCCACCTATCGAAAGCCACCTGGCGAATATCCATGCCATCGAAGATTTCCAGCATGTCGGCTGCAACGTGCTCCAGGTCAACCGATGCGCCTGGCGTCGCCCGTAGGATGCCTTGGCGGTGCCATGTCTCATAAGGTGCTCTATCACGGCGGCTGCGATCAGCAAGGCCGATTTCAGGTGTCCAGAAATGCGCCTGCACTTGCCACACGCCATCCAATTGGCCCACCAGCACCAGAGCAGTGAGGTCAGTCCGGGCGCTGAGGTCTAAGCCTGCGAAAACAGGGCCATCAAAGGGCTGTACCGGGCCTGCGCAGGACTTCCACACGTCCGGGCTGATGAATGGGGTCAACGTGCTCACGCGGCAATTCAGCAAAAGATTGCGGGCGCTGTTTTCCATGCTCGGCATCCGCTGCGCTTGCGTCAGCTGCTCGCGTAGGTCATCAAGGCTGCGGAACGTGCCCAGGGCGGGATTAGCGGCCCTCCATGCGCTTTCGTCCAACAAGTCACACCCGGCGGGCGCTTCGTACACATGGCAGACGATGCGCGGGTCTTGGCTGTTGCGGGCGTCATCAATCCATTGGCTCAGAAGATCCGCGTCGTTGGCAGCTTGGGTACTGATGGCGATCAGCAGCGGCGCTTCGTGCGCTCCCTGGCTGGTGGTGATGGCGTCGATAAAGTCAGACTGTGGGCCACGCACCTGGCCGATTTCGTCGAGGATGGCCAGCACCGGGCTTAGGCCGTGGGCGGTCTTGCCGTCAGCAGCAAGGGCCTTGTATTCGGTGTTCAAGGGCAGTCCTAGCAGGCGCTTGCCGGACGGCACGATTCGCACGATGGCCGATAGCTTCGGGCTGAGTTGCACCATCTTGCTGGCCAGATTGAACACCAGGGCGGCCTGATCCCGGCTCATGGCACCGCTCACGATCTGGCTGTTTTGCTTCGCCTCGGGGCCCACCAGGTGCGCCAGTAGCAGGCCAGCAATCAGGCCAGATTTCCCATTCTTGCGTGCTACGGAAAGAATAGCACGGCGCGTTCCTGCGGGGTTGTCGTACACGTCCCGAATGAACTGCTTTTGAAACTCTGCCAGCACCATGGGTTGCCCCACCTGCGCACCGTCTGGCGTGACGATGAAACGGGTGATGAACTCGATGATGCGGGCGGCGCGGGTCATACGGCGCGCAGCCTCGGGATCAGGTCGTCGCCATCGTCCTGGCGTGCTTCACGCTCGGCAGTAGCTGCGCCCACCATGTTGGCAGCGCGGCCCACCGTGGCAGTCGTGTGCACACTGAGCGAACGGGCAAGGGCAAGGGACAGCCGGGTAAGTTTTGCGTGCTCATCTGAGCCTACGGGCGCTGTCTCCAGGGCATGTTGCACGCGGGCCATGTTGGCAGCCGTCACCAGGTCGGATTGCGTCCATGTGTCCCTGGCGCGGCTGGTGATGATGGCGTCCCAGAAGGGCTTGCACGGCTCGGGCAGGGTCACATACGCGGGCGGCTCGATAGGCGGCAGGGCGGCGTTCTGGTGCGCTTCAGCGGCATATGCGGCGCTGTCGGACTTGGGGCGGCGGGTCTTGGTCATGAGTTGCCTATTTTTTAAGCACTAGCCGTTAAAGTGAAGGGTACAGGTCGGTATTCGCTTACCACACTCTGGTGATTTCTGCAATAGGACTGTTGCTAGGACGCACCAGGCGGGCCTACAGCAGCTTTATTCCAGTGGTGCATGGGGTTGGTAGGGTTGCCCTCTGCATCGCATCCCATGCGGGCCTCTCGCCCGTACAGCTCTGCCATGGTCTTGACTGAGTGACACGGACGGCACAGAGCCTGAAGCGCATCCCGGCTGTTGTCGGCAGCTCCCCGCATGTGGTCGACTTCGGTAGCTGGCACCACTAGCCCTTGCGCTGCACAGTGTCGGCACAGTGGTTCTTCAGCCAGCACCTGTTTTCTGAGCTTGCGCCACGCTGCGGAATTGAGCGGCAACACACGCCCGTTGCTGTCCTTTGTCCACCTCATGGGTGGCTTCACCAGGTAGCCATTCACGCGGCGCTCTTCGGGCATACCGTTGCTGTCCAGGCCCTGGGTGGCTGTTGCCTGGCGTTCTTAAAGAAGTCGGGCGGGCGGCTCATTGCTTGCTCGGGTAAGGCTTTGCCGCTGGCGTTGCGGTGCCCGTGGGCGCGTCATCTACACCAGGCAGGGCGGGCAGGTTCTCCAGTTTCCTGGCTTCGCTCCTGAGCATCCATCCATCGTTGATAGCGCTCGAATAGAAGGCTGCGCGCTCAGTGCTGGCACCGCGTAGCAGGCCCTCCAGGCTGAACTCGGCGTACATGGTGCGGGCAGCTTGCGGCGTCAGCAGTTGGCGGTTGATAGCGCCCTCGATAGCGCTCAAATGGCGGCCCAATGTGTGCTTTGCGAAAAACATATCCATTGCCACCGAGTTGGAATATGTCGAGTGGGACAGATCACCAATCAGGACGGGCGGCACCTTGAAAATCCGGGCCACTTCTTCCACGCTGAACCGGCGCGATGCAACCCATTCGCTATCTGCCAGCGACAAGCTGATGGGGGTGAAGGTCGAACCTTCTTCCATGATGGGCACCTTGCCTGCATTGCTTCCACCGGCGTACTGGCTTGCCCAGCTTGCGGCGATGGCCTGGCGTTGCTCGGGCTTCAATCGCCCAGGCATGGACAGGATGCCGCTGGCCTTGGTGCCGTTGTCGAAGGTGCTCTGGCCGTGCTGCGCTTCGGCTTGTGCCAGTTGGATCACGGCGCGGGCTGCGCTGATAGGACTCACACCCACCAGCGGATCAGAGCCAGCTCTGTGGCGAAGGTGGAACACCTCGGCAGGCAATAGGCGCTCTCGCACGCCGTCCCGGTTGGTGTATTCATAACCCGCGATGGTTTCGCCCTTGCGCATGATGGTCACGCGATCCGTCACCATGGGGTCAAGGCTGCGGGCCTGGCCATCAAAGCCTCGGGTTACTTTGGCGTAGCTGTTTCCCGTAAGCAACATGCTCGAAACCATCCACTCCCAGAACTCGGTGGCCGATTGTTGGCCATTCGGTGCACGGTGCAACACCGTGTGCAATGGGTGGTCGCTGGCTGTCTTTCGGTCGCCATCATCGCCGTGGCGGTACAGGCGCAGCGGCAGCGATCCGATGGCCTCGGCAATCAGGGCCACGGCGGCATAACATGCCCCAACACCTTGGCGGTGTCAGCGTCACGCTGGTGGCAGACAGCGGCACAGCCAGCCATTCACGCCGATGGTGCTGCGCGCCTCCAGCCGATGGCGCTTTTGATGCGGTGATGATGCTCATGTGGTTT